AACGTTCTTGATTTTTCAGAGAATAATCCGTTTGGAGATGCTGGGAGCACATAATGTTTGATCTAAGAAATATACCAAACCCTAGTAAGGAACAGCTTGCTATAGAGATGGAAGGTATTCCTCAGCATTTTGTTAATTATGTTCACGGTAAATGTGTAGGCGACTACCACAATAATCCAGAACAGCGTAATGCATATATGCGTGAGTATAAAAAAACATATTTTGCAGAAAAAGAAACTCCAGAACAAAGAGAAAGACGAAGACAAGCTATAAAGTTGTCAGATGCGAAGAGACACAAAGAAACTTATGCTCTAAGAAAAGATAAGATTAATGCAAGAAGGCGTGAAAGGTATAGTATGAAAATGGAGATGACATTATGCTAGGAACCCAATTCTATCACGAAACTATACGCAACGTAGTTGTGGGTTTCGGAACAATTTTCAATAACATTCAGTTAGTTCGTAAGGACAACTCTGGAGTAATTCAACAGACCATGAAGGTTCCTCTGGCATATGGCCCGAGGCAGAAGTTTCTTGTTCGTCTGAACGATGATGCAGACCTTACTAAAGCTGCAGCGGTTACCTTGCCGCGTATTGGTTTTGAGATTACTGGTCTTACTTATGACCCTGCACGAAAGTTGAATCGTGTTCAGAAGTTCAAGAAGGTTAAGGGTGATAAGGCAACACAACTTGACACTCAATATATGCCTGTCCCCTATAATGTTGGTTTTCAACTTTATGTTCTTGCAAAACAGTCTGATGATGCACTACAGGTTATCGAACAGATTCTTCCATACTTTCAGCCAGATTACACAATCACTATGAATGATATGTCTGAGATGGGAATTAAAAAGGATATCCCTGTCATTCTAAACAGTATTTCTTATGAGGATGATTATCAAGGAGATTTTACAACAAGACGAGCAATTATCTATACTCTAGATTTCACATGCAAGTTTTATCTCTATGGTCCTATCACCTCTAGTAAGGTCATTAAGACTGTACAGGTTGACCAGTATGCTGATTTACCAGATACTTCACCCAAACGTGAACAGAGACTTACTGTTACAGCAGACCCAAGCAGTGCTGATGCTGACGATGATTTTGGGTTTAATGAAGTGACATCATTCTTTACAGATGCAAAGGAATATAATCCAGTGACAGGTGAAGATGAGTAATTCTATAGATAAGGCACTTGGCGTGGTAGAAAAAATTGCAACGCCAATGTCTTACCATGATATTCCACCCGAGTCTAAACCAATTGAGGTGACAGGTGATGACATTGATGATGACTACAAATATCAAAGAGACAACTTCTACAATTTGGTGGAGAAAGGTTCAACTGCGATTGAAGGAATACTGGAGCTCGCAAAAGAGGGAGAGCATCCAAGGGCCTATGAGGTTGCGGGGAATCTTATCAAACAAGTCGCAGAGGTCACTGAGAAATTAGGTGATCTACAAGAGAAGATGAGGAAACTCAAAGAGGTTCCAAATAACGCACCGAAAAATGTAACTAACGCATTGTTCGTTGGTAGTACCGCCGAATTGCAGAAAATGCTAAGGGAAAAATAATGTACGAATATCAATGTAAAATTGTCAGAGTAGTAGACGGTGACACTACTGATGTGGATATTGATTTGGGTTTTGGTGTATGGATGAAGAAACAACGAGTTCGTTTTTATGGTGTGGACACGCCAGAGTCGAGGACGAGTGATCCAGAAGAAAAGGTCTACGGATTCGCTGCAAAACATTTTGTTGAGAGTTATTTGCCAAAAGATTCAAGACAAGTTCTACGCACAAGGAAAGATAGTGTCGGTAAGTATGGCCGTATTCTTGGTGAGTTTGTGGTGTTTGATGGTTCTAATGACAGAGAGACAACATTAAATCAGTTACTCATCGATACTCATAATGCAGTAGCATATTTTGGGCAGTCCAAGGACGATATTGCAGAAGAGCATATAAAGAATAGGGGGTTGGTAAACCTTTTGGATGATAAGGAGAGGATTATAGAAAATATTGCAACTCTCTGGCCACCAGAGAGATGATAAAGGGTAGTTTCAAAAATGTCTGAGAGCGTTTATTTGGGAAATCCCAACCTTAAAAAGGGCAACGTCCATCTTGAATGGACAAAGGAAGAGGTTGAGGAATATGCAAAATGTATGAAAGACCCAATATACTTTATTGCGAATTATATGAAGATTGTATCCTTGGATGAAGGTCTTATTCCTTTTAAGATGTATAATTTTCAAAAGGAAATGATTGGAACCTTTCATAATAACCGTTTCACTATTGCTAAGATGCCTCGGCAAAGTGGAAAATCAACCATCATTATTGCTTATTTACTTCATTATGTTTTATTCAATCCAAGTGTAAATGTGGCCATTCTTGCCAACAAAGCTACAACAGCTCGCGATTTATTAGGGAGGCTACAACTTGCGTATGAACATCTACCGAAGTGGCTTCAACAAGGAGTTATGTTATGGAATAAAGGTTCTTTGGAACTTGAAAACGGTAGTAAAATACTAGCATCTTCTACTTCTGCAAGTGCTGTTCGTGGTGGGTCTTACAATATTATCTTCCTTGATGAGTTTGCATATGTGCCTGCTAATGTTGCAGAACAGTTCTTCAGTTCAGTCTACCCAACAATCTCAAGTGGCAAAACCTCAAAAGTGATGATAGTATCAACCCCACATGGAATGAACATGTTTTATAAAATGTGGGTTGATGCCGAAGAAGGGAGAAATTCATATATTCCAATTGAGGTTCATTGGAGTGAGGTTCCTGGCCGAGATGAAAAATGGAAAGAGGAGACAATCAGGAATACCTCTGAATCTCAGTTCAACACAGAATTCAATTGTGACTTTCTTGGTTCTATTGATACCTTAATTGCTCCATCAAAGCTTAAAGTTCTGACATATAGAAATCCAATAAAGACAAATGCGGGCCTGGATATATATACATATGCGAAAGAAGAGCATACATATATAATATCTGTTGATGTATCAAGAGGAATATCAAAAGATTATTCTGCCTTTGTGGTTATTGATATATCAGAAGTGCCTTATAAAGTAGTTGCAAAATATAGGGATAATGAAATAAAACCTCTATTGTTTCCCAGCAAGATATATGATGTTGCACGAGCATATAATCAAGCCTTTATCATAGTGGAGATAAATGATATAGGAGAGCAAGTAGCCAACACATTACAGTTTGATTTGGAGTATGACAACCTAATGATGTCTTCCATGCGTGGGCGCGCAGGCCAGGTGCTTGGCGGGGGGTTCTCAGGTGGTAGAGCGCAGTTGGGAGTAAGAACAACTAAAACTGTTAAAAGAACCGGATGTTCTAATTTAAAACAACTGATAGAAGACAATAAACTTATCATAGAAGATTTAGATATTATCAGTGAATTATCCACATTTATTATTAAAGGAAAGTCGTTTGAAGCAGATGAGGGATGCACTGATGACTTGGTGGCTTGCTTGTTTATGTTTGGTTGGGCAATAGACCAGACCTATTTTAAAGAATTGACAGATGTTGATATACGAATGACAATGATGAAGGAACAACAGGATGCTTTAGAACAGGATATGGCTCCATTTGGTTTCATTGTTACCGGATTGGAAGAAGAAAATATTGGTGAAATTGTTGATGAATATGGTACTAGATGGAATCCTGTGATAAGAGATTATGGAACAAATTGGTAGATTAAAGGAACTCTATCAAATCATTATCTGCTTTAATCCAACAATTAGAACAGAGAATATTGGACTCATTCATTAGATGAAATATTTCCTGACGGCTCTTATTGTTGATACCAACCCTTTTTGTGAGTTTACGAATTTCTGAGTCGTGGGGATAGAACTTCAGGCACACAGTTTCGCTTTCGCCACAGTGATTACAAAACTTATCTGCTAAGAATTCATTTAACAGAACAATCCTTTTACGATAATTCCGTCTGGCCACCCTCTTAATGGTGTCTTTATATTTCTCATAATGATCATTTCCCATGTTAATATTTATATGTTATAACACATATAAATCCTTGTATTAAGAACTTATTTTTTATAAATATTCTTGAACAACAATAAGAACTCTTAAAAAAAAGAAAAGGAGTAAAAATATGTCTTTTCTATCTTCTCCTGGCGTACATGTAAGAGAGATCGACCTTACTAATATTGTTCCTTCAGTTGCTACCACAGTCGGTGCAATTGCTATGCCCGCTAAAAGGGGCCCAATTTCCGAAATAACAACTATCGGAAGTGAGGAAGATTTGTTAAAGGTTTTTGGTAAACCCAACAGTTCAAATTTTGAATGGTGGTTTACTGCTTCTAGTTTCTTACAGTACTCAGATCAATTAAAGGTCGTTCGGCCTGCATCAGGATTACTTAATGCTGGTGAGGCTAGTGGCGTCCTTATCAAAAACGACACAGTTTACCTTGCAGATTATTGGACTGAATCTGGTGATGGAACGGTTACATCAAATGATTGGTATGCAAGAACAGCCGGAACATGGGGCAACTCACTCGGCATTCAGGTTTGCCCATCTTCTACTGTATATGAACAGCATTTAACGGACCAAAACCAAACAAAAGGCGGTTCTTCTGCTATCGGAGATACAAGCATAACATTTGATAATATCGATGCATCTGGTTATGCAATTAACGTGGGTGATTTACTTTCATTCTCATCTGTTGATGCAGTCTCAGATGATTCTGCTTTTGCATATATCTCTGGTGATGAAGGAAATGAGTATCAAGTAACTGCCGTTAATGTAGGAAATCAAATCGCAACTATCCGTTTGGCGGGTGATCCTAATGGTTCTGGACTGAAAGCTGCAATACCTCTGAACAGTTATG